GGCATTGAGTGGTCTCGGTTTCCCACAACAAACCGAATCCAGTCATTTGATGACGGATAAAGGAACGACACAGGTTTGTTCAGAGTTGTATCGTAACTATTTGTACACCATTAACCGATTTTACTATTGGGTAAATGGGAACAATGGGGTTATGGTCACTCTTCAAGATGAACAACTTGCCAGAGAAGCAATTGATTTGATCAATGCTAAGCAGGAGTCGACCGTTGTACTTCAACACACTGATGGTGTTAAGGATTTCACGATCGCGGTACCGAGAAGGACCCATCGAAGAGGAACCTACGACATTGTCATGACAGTCAAGTTTTCCAACCCTGGAATAGAAATTGACACACGGGCCAACCGTTTAGTTGCAAGGAGGTTACTCTATAATGCAATGAAGGACGCTGATTGGAGGGTAGTGGATATTTCTAGACAAATACCAGTTGCATTGGAGATGGTCTTTCTACCCACTGATGAGGAAATTATTGCTGACAGAATCAGGTCTACTGCTACATTTGCGGCTAGACACCGAGAGCATAATTCAGTTAAGTTTTATAGAGAGTCCCCTACTTGGTCGAATTGGTTTGGAAAGGTTGTCCCTTCCAAACCTTTGTCAGATTGTTGATGGGGCCTGGCTCCACTACCTGGGCGTGATTGTAAGAGGTCATCAGCACCCGATCACCCCTCGTTGAAGGTAGTAAGGAGAGCAGGACAACAAAAACGAAAGAAGACTTTTACCTTTACAGGTTTAGTACCAGAAGTCGATTTCGCGTGTTATAATGGTGGTACTGATGCCTTGGAGAGGGCATTAAAGGAGAGAGTATTCTTTGTAGAAAAAGACGGCTCTTACCATCCTCCACCCAGTCCGAGATTGAACGCTTTTAGTAGTAGTTGTTCATTATTTTCAAAGGCAATCAAGAAACATGCTGTTTGGACCGCCCCGATGAAGCCACGTGCATTTGCACTGACATACCATGGCCGCAAGCAAACTGTATACTTGAAAGCTGCTGAGGATAATGAGCGACTTGGCTTTCATGATAACTTAGCCCATGTAAGTGCATTCGTGAAAACTGAAAAGTACAGATTTACTTCTACAAAAGAGCCTGTTCCCCGTGTGATCCAGCCAAGGTCACCGAGGTTCCTTTCAGAGACTGGTCGGTACATCAAGCCTATAGAGAAGCTGGTGTACAAAGCCATTGATGCAGTATTTGGTTACAAGTCTGTATTTAAGGGATTGAACGCTGAACAACGCGGTCATTTTGCACGTCTTTCTTGGGACGCGTTTAAGGATCCTGTTGCAGTGTCTGGAGATTTTAAACGTCTGGATCAACATGTATCTGCGCTAGCTTTAAAGTTTGAGCATGAGATATATTCATTTTGGTACCCCGGAGACAGG